AATACAAAGGAATTATCTTCTCTAGTTAATATTCTAGCATTAGTAGCTGACTTATAAGAATCAGGAGGTAAAACATTAGGGTCTAAATCCGATAACATTCCCTTACTAAAGGAATTAGGTTTTTTAGTAGATTTTGCCATGCTTAAAATAATTTACGTGTACCATCATTATAAGCTCTTAATGAGTTCCAGTATTTACCTATATTTCTCCATTGCTGTTTTGTTGGCATATTATCTTTACCTCTCGCTTGAGCGCATTGCATAGACCACTCCTTCTTTAGGTCTTGGTATACATATCGAGGAAGTTTTTGATTGTAATAATCTCTTCCTTTATATTTATACATAATATAAGAGGCTATAGCATCTTCATGAGCTGCCGATACAGTAGGGTATCCTTCATCATCGGTAGATATAGCTTCATAATGAAGTTTTAAAACCGTAGAATCAGGAACGTCTATATTTAAATAACCACCCGACATGTAAGAGTTCGCTGAATCATAGTTACCCGTTTCGGATAGTATCTCGATTGTGTTAAGAAAATCAGTAGGTAGTAATACCTTTTTACTAATTACAGTTAGGTCTGCAATTTTTTTATCAAAAGTAGAGTAAGAGCCTATCTTTTTCTCTGCTTCAAATGCCCATTCTACAAAATTATGAAACTCTCTTGCAGCATCCTGTATACCTAAATTACGTATTACAGCAGATACAATTTGTTTAACGCTTATCCTAGGATTTCCTTTCATTGTTTAATTTTTTCTTTAAACCTCTTTAAAGGTAAAATTTTATACTTACTATATTTGTAAGGCCTATCCCACATAACTTTTGTGTACTCGTCATCTAAAATAGGTACTTTATATAAAACTACTTGCCCCTCTTCCTTGGATTTATTATAATCCACTCTAACATGAAATGGTCTTTTATGTGGAAGCCTCTTTATATACATTTGACCCATTTTAAGGGGCATTTTAAAGACTTCCTGCTCTTCTACTACTACATCTATCAGTTCATCTAAGAACGCCTCCATAATGGAGTAATATTCGCTATAAGACAACATTCTAGTACCATACTTACTCTTTACTCTTGCCCCTGCCTTTATAGTATTATATACATCCTTTATGGACACATATTTATTTTTGTACTTTTTTTCGTGGCTTCGCTTTGCCTTTTGCCTTGTTTTCATCTACTTGATTATTTGGCCCTTTCGAATTCAATCCAAGCATTATATTAAACTCTGCTTGTAATACATTTTGAACAACCAAAGGTATTAATTCTTCTGGTATAGGGTATTGAGCAGTGTCATCATCAGTGTAAGAACTAACCTCTGTTGGATTAGAAAATATAGCATTTACCTCTAAGCTTCCAGACCCTACAGTAGACTCTCCCTCCCATATATATAACTTTCTATCAGATAAGGTTGCTATTTTCTTTTCTGTATTTAAAATAAACCTTGAGTTGTTCACGAACATTCTATCATGATGCTGAACTATAGCTAAAGGGCTGTACGAAGCTTCAGTGGATGTATCATCTTTAAAAGCGATACTTCTTATTGCTCTATTATTATTAAACCCTAACACATCTTTTAAGGTTGTACCATTTGAACTTGCAGATATGACATCAACCTGAAAAGAGGCATTAGAAGCCTTTCTACCATTATCAGTATACTTCATTAAAAGATTAGCCCTATGGTAATGCACCATAAACTTAATCTGTCTTAAAGATACGTCTGAATCATCAGAAGCAACCCCGCCTGAGATTACATTCTTAATGTTGTATGCTATTTCGTTTAATGTTGCCATAATTAGTTTTTAATAAGAAAGGGCAAAGTAAGGAAACCCTACTCTACCCTTTCTAGAAAGCAGGGAGCAAAAAGCATCGTTATACTCGTCGTTCAGTTAATTCTGCCTGAATCATTTGAAATCTTGGGTCTCCCAATGTAGCCAAGACTTTTCGAGCTGCAATCTGACATACCTCTTCATGAGTGTGTGAATCTAAGTCACTTACGCCAGATGCTTGTTTTAAATATTTAACCGTTAAGCTAGTTAACGAGGACAATCCTAAGCTGTTGATATTACCACCTGCCAAGTATAGTACGGGATTTCCAGAATCTGCTTTATTGAACGGGTCATTTAAATACGCATTCAAATCAGATATTTGGATAATCTTAGCATTAACATTAGGAGAACTAGTGGTATAAGCAGATAATAGCCTATAATAGGTTACATCACTTGCCATAGCTGACAGCCCAACAGGATTAGAGTCAGATATAGAAATAGTATCATTAACAACTAGTTTTTGTAGCTTATCTCTATTGTCTTGTGTGGTTTCAAAACCACCATAGTATTGCTGAACGAATTCATCAATAGCCATATCAATAAAGGCTTCGATTTCTACGTTCGACAAATAAGCTGTATCCTCTCTATCTATAATGTTACGTACTCTATTTCTAGCCTCGTCTGTCGTCATTAAGCCTTAGCTTTAGTTGTTTTCTTATTCGGTGTATTTTCACCACGAATTTCATGCTTCAAGATAGCTAAAATATCTTTGTTATCTTTTAGCCAAACTAGCACCTGTTCTTCGTTAGTTCCAATTGCTTCTTTCCCGTAATAGAACGTATCGTTCTTATAATTTAACTTTCTTTCTCTAACAGCTTCTATAATAAACACACGTAAGTCCTTTTCTGGGTCAAAGTGTGTTGCCATAAATTTATCTGCATTATTTTGAGCTATGTCAATAATTTTAGCTCTTAAAACATCTAATTCAGAATTTAAGTTCATCCGCTTTAATGTAGCATATTGCTTAACTTCTTTATCAGTCATTTTAGCAGCTTCAATTACAGCTCTTGCTGAATCTAGAGTTTTTTTAGTTTTTGTTTCTTCAATAGCTGCTAAATCAATTCTTATCCATTCTTTAGATAAAACTGAAGGATTTTCTTTCAAAAAATTGTCTATTAAAATATGACCTTCATTATCCATATCTAATAAGACTACATTTGAATTCCACGTAATTGAGCTATCTTCACCATTAATGTCTTTATACTTTACTTTTTTCCCAGTTATTGTTTTATAATTGGAAAATGTGTAAGACGCTATTGGTCTTGTACTGTGGAACATGTACTTGACGTACTTTTTTGCTTTTGCCATTTTTTTTTGCTTTTTGTTATTAATTAAGAAAAATAAGTACACCCCCGAAGAGGTGCACTTAAATATATTTAGGCTACTGTAACAGCTCCTGCAGTTGCACAGTGAGCAACAACGTGCCATCCTGTACCATCAGAAACTAAATCAATAACATCACCTTTTTCAATATTACCTGATACGAAAGTTAATGCTGTAGTACCAACTAAAGAGTTAGCAGTATCATCCATTAATACCCCATAAAAGATAGTAGCAACTGCAGCTCTTGTTGCAGCGTTACTCCATGAACTCATAACTATAGCGTTTGCAGCCCAATCAGCGCTTGCAATAATTCTGTAGCTTAAACCTACAGCTGGTAAAGGTAGAGCAATTGTACCTGCTGCATCAGCAGCAGAGCAATCCATAAAAATTGTTGACCCTGATTCATAATCTTGAATCACCAAGTGGTCATCAGAAGCAGCCATTGTTTTCACAAGGGTTGCGCATGCTACACGACCATGTTCTCGTGTCATGTAGTTCGAGTCTTCCACTGATTTGAAGAAGCTCTTATTTCCGTCTAAAACTTGTCTTGACATTTTTTTAAATTTTAAAAATTAATTACTAATTATAGTACTAAACCAGTTGGCTTAAGAATACCACAAGATAATGGGTTACGAACAATAATACCTGATTGAGTTAACCAGTGACATTCGAATCTGTCATCTCCCGAAGCAGCTAACATAGACTTAGAGTCATAAGGGTTAATCATTCCTGGTACATATTTCTTAACCCAGTTACGGTTAGTACCTTCAGCACCTTTAGCAATCAATTCGATGTTTGCAACACCTTGTTGTACGCCCATGTCTAAGAATACCATTAAACCTGAAAGGTTAGCACCTCTAAATGCATCAGTACCTGTAGTAGGAGTTGCTGAAGCAATTTCAGCCTCAGAAGCAGAAGTTGAAGTATAACCTGGAGCACTTGCTAGGTTAGGGTCATCAAATACTGGACAGTGAGCTAAAGTTAATTTATTACCCATGCAGTAGTAAGTACTAAAGTTAGCACCAACTGCAACATCTTGACCAGCTTTATCAACTAATACAGAAGAAGCGCTTCCACCATCTTTAAACAATAAATCTTTCATTGCTCGGTGGAACTGTAATTTACCTTGTGTTCCAGTGAATACTACATATTCATTACCTGTTGGATTATCAGCATTAAGAGATAGTTGAGCTAAGAAATTAGCAAACACTCTTTCGGTCATATCTTCATTCTCTTCGTAAGTAAGAATGTTAGATTCAGCAATTTGAGCTAAAAGACCATCACCAATAGTAGGAACGCCTGAAATACCTGATTGTGCACCACCTGGAGTTGAAATGTTTCCAGACATAGATGACTTACCAAACCAACGCATAACCTCAAGGTCATACATAAATTGAGCTTCAGTTTGTTGCTCTTTAGTAAAGAACCATAGACGGTGTCCATTGTGCTCCACCCAAGTAACATCTGTTAAATCACGCGCATCAATAACTAATTTCTTACGAGAAATAGTAAGGTAGTTTTTACGAGTTTCAGGGTAAGCATAACCTTCACCTACTTCAGCTCCTAAAGAACCTTCACCAAAAGCGTTACCAACAATACCAACGATTGAACCTGAAGCATTATCTGCATCAATGTCATTTAAAGCTTTACCTACTACAGATTTTACATCTGTTCCATCAGTGATAGATTGAACGTGTAATTGTAAACCTGAAGATAAACGAATAATGTCATTTACATTAATCATACATGGCGCGTCTGCTGTATCAGTAACTGAACAGGTGATATTATCACCTACAGCTGAAACATCATCATTCATAGCCGCAGCTAATGTTTGTTGATTTCTGTAACGGCCCATAGACTTCCATTCGAAAGAATTGTCACCTAATACTTTTTCACCAGCACCAAAGCTTAGTTTTTCAAGTAAGTAAGTTGTTGTGTAACGAGGATAAAGCTCGATTACTTTTTTTGCAATTTCTGGGTACTTTAATAAGTTTGCTACCAGAGAATTGTCTGCAGTGTTGTAAGCTGCATCATATTTAGCAGTATATACTCTCATTTTTTCTGAGTGTTAAAATTAAAAATTATTTATATAAACAGTATATAATTATGAACCTAAAAACTTATTCGGGTCAAAGCCTTTGCTTGGAGCCTCAAAACTATTAGAAGAACGATTACCTCTACTTGGAGAAGTAATACCATCAAGAACCTTTGATTTTCCTTGTTCAACGCCTTGCGTCCGAATCATTTTAAAAATCTTGTCCTTGTTTCGCCATAAGAACGCAGCCTCCGCAACATTGGCATGAGACTCGAAGATGTCTTGGGCAAAATCTCCTTTGGTTATATAACTATACAGTTGTTTCTTGTCTTTCTGAGAAACCTTACCTCCAAAAAACTCTTCTTTATTTCTAATAAAGTCTTGTAAGTCTTTTCGAGATTTTTTAGCGCTCTCATTTTTTTGCTTCTCCGCTTGTACTTTTTCTTCACGCAATCTATCCTTTTCTGTGTGGATATGCTTTGTTAATTGCTGGCGAATTAAAGTTGCTTCTCTCTTTAATAATCCTGCATCTTTTAACCTATCTATCGTGTCATCTATTGCATCATCGTCATACTTTGATGCCTTCATATCAGCGATAACTAAATCTTTGTCAGTAAGCTCTAAAAACCCATTAAGATTTTTAATGGTATCATTATCGCTAACCTCAGGTTTCATAGCATCCTGCACTTTTGCTATAAACTCCTCTTTACTTTCTGCTTCAATTCCTGTTTCTTCACTTAAACCTTTCCAGTCTAATTCTTCTGCTACAGGTTCTTCTTTAGTTTCGACTACTGTTTCTTCCTCAGCATCCCAGTCATCAACTTCTTCAATCTTCTCTTCTGCTTTGGTGTCATCAGCTTCTGCGTCCACTTCGGTATTAGATTCAACTGAATCCCACGAAAAGTCACCTTCGCTCTCTGTTTCGCTTTCTGATTCGGTATTACTTTCTGCTTTAACCTCTTGAGGTTGTTCTTCATTATTTAGCGAGTTTACTGTTTCAGCAACATCTCCATCAAGAAATGCTGTTGGGTCAAAACCTTCTTGCTTTACCTCTTCTGCGGCTTCCACCACTTCTTCGATTAATTTACTTTCTTCTGCCATTACTTTTGCTTTTAACTATTTACAAATATATTACTTTTTTTGAACATTTTTTTTCGCTTCCATTTTCAAGTCGTGTTCAGCATCCTTTTCTTTTTGTTGAGAACCAAAATCAGCTTTAACTTTTTCTAAATTAAGCTTATTTCTTTCTCTCGAATCATCAATATCTCTATGAGCATCAGATGCAACCTCTTGAGCAGCCACTCTAGCTTCTGCATTAATCTGCGCCACCTTAATTCTACCCTCAATATCCATTTGCTTAAGCTGAGCTTCAGCTTGTGTTTGCTGTGCTTGTGCTTCAGCAGCAGCTTGTTGTTGTTGCATAGCTTGTTGTTGTGCTTGAGCTTGTTGCTCTTTCATAGCATCAATACCTTGCTCTAAAACTACTTGAGCTTCTGTCATAGTATCAGCCTTCATAACCTTAAGAGCATCTAACAGACTAATAGTCCCTGATTGTAAAGCTGCTTGAGACATCTGTTGTACAGCTTGTTTCATTGCATCATCTTTTCCAGCATCTCCCATGAAAATACCATAATCATTTAATGATACATCAGGCATGATGTTAAGCATTTTATATCCAGAGTCGCCAAATATAAATGCAGCCTTCTTTCCTCCAGCCCACGCTATCTTCATTAAGTTAGCTAGCTTTTCAAATACCTTCTTCTTCACTTCATTATGAGAATAGAACCAAGCTCCTGTTGCAATAGACGATTGAGAAACAGAACGCTGTACATTCCCTACATATTCATATTGCTCTACAGCACCCTCTCTTTGAGGTGACACTCCTGATATTTGACCAGCAGTTTGCTCCAACATCATTTTAAGATTTATAAGCTGTTGCACCGATTGAGATAAGGTAAAGTCAACTTGTTGGAATTGATTAAACGATGCTGTATCACCACCTTCGTCTCTAGTGTTGATAGGAATAATACCATCATTCTTCAAGTGGTACATAACCTCTTGCATATCCATACCTATATTAGAAGGCATCTGAGAAACATCATATACAACTGCTTTACCACCAGAGCGAGCAAGAGCAAGTTCTATATGATACATAACTATGTTATACAACATTTGTACATGTCTTAATATATCTACAAGACTAGTAGGTTTTCCTGTTGTATGATTATAGACAATACCTACGTAAGATAGAGATGTGCTACCAGCATCATCCACAGACCTAATCTGATTAGGGCGTCTTCTACAATTAACCAATACTTTACCACCAATTTGTGTACCTTCCCATATATCGTCAACACATTTTGTCTCAACTTTTTCTCCTTTTCTTTTTCTATAATTATCACCTACAGCTTTTTTAAACGGTTGTTCTGGGTTAAATTTATTTTCAGAGATTTTAAACTTAAGAGCTTTAATAGATTTCCATTCAGCAGAAATAACACGAACCTTTATAGTTTTAGAATGGTCTATTTCAACCCAATTAAATACACCATTCCATCTATCAATATTATCTGAAGTGGATTGACGCATCTCTTCAAGTTCACGAACATCATTCTCATCTAACTGGTCTCTAAATTCATCTATAACTTCATTTACTGTAAGCCATCTTTCTTCTCCCGCCCATTGTGCGTTATCTAAAAAATCTGAATCAATAGATTTATCGAAAACAAAAGTACGAGGGTCAACTCTTCTTACATAAGGGTCACCATCTTTTACATAAACTTTGTAAAATTCTTTAGCAGTTACTAGAAGGTCTCGCATACCTTCTCTAAACATATGTTTAAGTTGGTATTTCTGAGATAAATAATCAAGCCCATCATGAATAGATTCCTCGATTACCTCCTTATATTGATACCTCATGTATTGGTCTATATCATCTGGAATAGGAAATTCTTTATTATCCATCTCCAACTCCATACCAAATTCAGCTTCTACATCTGCATTAATAGTTTTAAGCATTTCATTAGCTATTAACGAAACCTTAAACTGCTCTTTACGAAGAGCTGAATCTATATTAATAGCAAATACACTTTTATCTAATGGGCGAGATAAATCCTCATTACATAATAAGTCGACTTTATTTCTTGTAATAGGGTAATTAGCCATAGTAGCAGGAGAAGGCATATTGTATTGCTCTGTTACATAACTATAGTCATCATACTCTAAGTCCCCATTATAGAGCCTGTAGTTTCTAATGTCTTTATCATAGTCGCTTATAGAACCTTCTGCATTGTTGTGTTCTAATTGCTTAACAATAGCGTTTATATTTTCTTCGCACCATTCTTGCGTTTTCTCGCTATCTGGGATGAATTGTTTTGGGAAATTACTCATTATTTTATACTTTATAAGGTATCAATCGTCCGTTTTCTCTTTTATAAAAAACAAAGCCTACGCCTTGCTGTGTCGCTTTTTCCTTCTTTACTTGTTTATCATAAAGGTCTATATCGTGTATAAGACACAAACCAAAGGCTATAGCTCTATCCGTGTTTCTTATACCATAAGCCCCTAATTCATCTAGTAAATCTACAAACCATATATCTCCACAATTCTCTTCTATATAGTTCTCTATAAATTGCTCCATCACAGCTTTGGTATGCTTATTCATTTGTATACCATACCTATTCCTGTTTACAGTTTTAGGTGAATGAGCTGTAGACGGCCTCTCTTTTAAATATTTTTTTGCCCCCGCTCTTTGGAAATATCCTATTATACCAATACGAGTAAACTCGATTAACATTTTAGCATTGTAATATACGGCTAATTTTAAACATCCATCCCAGAACTCTTCTGCCGTGTCTGGACGCTCTGTATATTCCGCTATAGGATAGTTACCTGCTATATCCATACTATAGAATCGTCTGAATATAATAGCACTACCCATAGAGCTTGTAGAGGCTTCATCTTGGTCATAAGAATCAATACCTCCTATATCTAAACCGTTAAGTTCTGTCTTGGGGTGTTCTAATATTTTATAAGGACCAAATTTATCTAAAACAAATTTAACATTCATCCCATCTCCATCCCACTCTAATTTACCGCATTGTATTTGACCTTTTAAATCTTCGTTACTTAATATCTCACTTCTTTGTGCATTTATTTTAGCAACATTAAAACGAGAGTTCTTAGTTTGCAAGAAAGCTTCCTCTACAGATAGAGGGTAATTTTGCAACTCTAAGTTGTAACCCTTTTGGTTACCAGCTTTATGTAATTGCTCTCTCCTATCTTTAAGGGCTTTTGTAGCCCCGTCATTATCAGACGTTCCAGTTTTTAAATCAAAGAATCCATGATAACACATAGACGCTGGAATAAACATAGGGATAAGATTAAATGCATCTGCATTATAATACATCTCCATGAAATCTTTAGATGCAGCCTCAATGTCACCCCCAGTACCACCAATAATAGGAACACCATACTGAACATCACCATCCATAAAACAAGCTTTAGAAGACATGTAGGCGTTTAATAATTCTTTAAACTCCCCTGCTTCTTCAAATACCATTACAGATAAACGCTCTCCTTTATATACTTCAGGATTACTCATTGTACGGCAATGTATAACAGACTGGAATCCACCTACACCCCACTTACCATCTTTGTCTTTTATTTTATAACCAGACTTCATTACCTCTTCTCCTTCTTTAAGGATTGAATGTCTAAAGTTTGAGTTCTGATTATTAAGGCCAGCTTTAACCTTATCAAAGAATGAAGTCGCTGTAACTTGCAAACCTGCTGCTACACCGACATGGTTATATGGATAGAACGTATATTCATGAGCTAAAATACCTGAGTTCATATACGAGAACCCTTTATCCCTAGCTTTAATAACAATCATCCCTTTCTCTTCTTCCTTACAGGTATCGAATAAGTCAAAGTAATGCTTATCCATATCCCTATACCAAGGAGCAATTAGAGTTTTACGAGTATTGCCTTTAACACCATCACTACCTAAAATTTTATAGAAATTTAAGTAATAGTAATGTTTACCAGTGATGCGTGGCATCCCTTTAGGTGCATACCCATTCTTACATCGGTCTATTTGTTCATCCCAGTATTCTCGGAATGAAATACTTTCAGGGTTTAACTGAGGAACACCCTCATAAATTAAAGGTTGATATTTTTTTATATCAAACATTCTTCTGACTCTGTAGGGTTTCTAGATAGCTTAATTCTCTATTACCTGCAATCTTAGACCTTTCTCCTCTTCTCTCTATAGAATCTAGAAGTTTCTGGCGTGTAGCTAATATTTTCTCCACCCCAATCATAACCTTCTGAATGTCTGCTGCATTTTCAATATTAATCTTTGTCTTATCTAGTAAAGTGGTATACTCATCTATCTTTTCATTAAAGGCAGACAGTTGAGCATCAAGAGGGTCATACTGTAACTCTGAGTACTTTGTAATTGCGCTAGCAATTTTTTTATTTTTTATACCTTTCCATTCATAGTTATCGAACAAATCTTTAGCAACTACACGCATCCTTTCATCTTCAGTGAAGTGGCGATAAGGGGAATCATAGTCCATTACATAAGCAATAAACATCAACCCTCTTGTTCCTAACCCGCTAGTTTCTATTACAGATTTAAATTCTGGGATACCATAAATACCATCGTCCTCAACTATATTTCCTTGCTTACTTATCTTTAGTAGGTACATACATCTTTAGTTGAGTTTTCATAATAAGTACACCATGTCGAACATAAGGCATTTCACCTTCTTGTTCATAACCGTCTTCATCTAAGTACCTAAAATCTATAGAAGAGCAA